CACTCCTGATGCTAACCCTGGCACTCCTGATGCTAACCCTGACACTCCTGACACTCCTGGCACTCCTGATGCTAACCCTGACACTCCTGATGCTAACCCTGACACTCCTGGCACTCCTGATGCTAACCCTGGTGCTGGTGGCGCTCCTGATGCTGATTCTGGTGCTAACCCTGACACTACTTCTTCAGTCGCTGCGGTAGCCGCCGCGGTAGCCGCTGCGGATAAAAATGAACCACCTTGTTGAACGGGGCTATCATTCGATATAAATACCAAAACCGCATTACATAACCGTTTGTATTCCTCTTTATGCGAACTTATAATTTTTTCAATAAATTCATTCATAGGTATTTCTAATTCAGTCGCTTGACGATTTCGGAACATATTCGCTATTTCATCTACATATTCTGAATGTCTTTCATGGGTTATTTCAACATTGTCTCCAATGATAGTTTCTAGCATATAGTATATTAAGGAAAAAAGGTTTTAATATATTTTATTTTATCTTCTTCCATATATATAACTTTTACTGGCGCAATAGGACGAGACAAATAAGTAAATAATTTATAAAGTATATTGTAAATAAACTCCGAATAAACCCACATAGTTGTATACTTTAAATATTGCGGGTCTCTTTTTTTCAATTGGTTTAGAAATAAAGCAAAATCCATAACCATATAAATAGATACATTGGATATATGTTTTGTCTCTATATATAATTCAAATGGTTCGGTATATAAAGAGACAATCGTATCTTTTAAATGTTCGTAATCGTCTTCCATGTTTCCTAATTCAATTCGCATATAATATTAAAATTGATTTAATTTTAAGGTCTTTAATATTATATGGTAGAAGAGTATTTAAAACAAATGAGCCCAAAAGAACGTATTGCCTACGAGATTGCTAAAAAAAAATTAGGTTCATCTTTCAATATAAAGAAAAGCATTGGCTATATTACCTATTTGAAAAATAAGTCATAAACGATAAATTATTTGTAGGGACTACTTTCTTGCTTTCGTAATAATCTTCATATGTACCCATTCGGATAAACTTATTGATAATTTTAGATTGGGTTGTATTCGGTTTATGTTTCTTTTTTTTAGAAAAACAATTATCCATTTGAATCTCTTTAGGTTCTTCTATAGCTTCCATTCCTTCTTTATACAATTCTTTACAATTATTATCAATGACAAATTTACGACAAACTACATTTAAATATTTATAACCGACATCACCGTTTTTCGTATAATAACAAAAGGCTTCATTAGAAGCATCATAATACATCATTACCATATTCAATGGTAATTCAAGTTCCACCATTGTTAGTTTTTCTTTATCGTAAGAATTTAGAGACAAATCATTTAACTCGTCTTCATATAAATGGGGGAAATTTATTAATTCCATATACTCAATCATTTTCTGTTCTTTTTTATCTTCTTCTTCTATTTCTTCAAGTGTTAATGGTTTATAAATATACCCCGAAATATATAAACCAAATGTGATGCTTATAAGATATATAGTTGTGGCTATAAATAGATTTACAATATACATTATAATATAATACAAGTTACTTTATATTCTTTTTAGGGGTTTTCTTTGTATTTTTCCTTTTAGTATTTTTCTTTGTATTCGCTTTTAGATTTTTTCGTTTTTTACGATAAGGTTTAATATTTTTTACGAGTTCTTCCATATCAAACTTATTGAAAAAAATACTACGCTTGAATGTAGGCATAATAGAACCATCATGAACAAAATCTTGAACCAAACGGTCTGGCAAAGCAAAATCATTATTGAATTTTAATTTTTCTAATATTGCGTTAAAGTCATCATCATTTAATTCTTTATATATTATACCTCGTTCATCTTCATAGTGAATGTCTTGTTTATTATCCGTTTTACGAATCACAATTTTTTTAAATTTCATATATATATAATATGGATAATATAAATGATACCCGAAACAAACCAAAATTTATAGAACTATATTACAAACAAAAAATAACCCCTTTTATTCTTAAAATGTTAATAAAAAATAATATAAAGAAATAGTATATAGTCATATAAGCAAGGATGCCCGAGCGGTCTAAGGGGGTGGTTTCAAGCACCACTATCTTCGGATTCGCGGGTTCGAATCCCGCTCCTTGCATACGTCCTCGTGGCCTAATGGATATGGCGTGTGACTTCTAATCACAAGATTGCGGGTTCGAGTCCCGCCGAGGATTATGCTCCGTTAGCTCAGTTGGTTAGAGCGTGCGACTGTTAATCGCAAGGTCACTGGTTCGATCCCAGTACAGAGCGTTATTTATATTTATTAAATAACTTAATAAATATAATGGGAATAATAGGAATATTGTTATTGATTCTTATTTGTGGATATATATTCTACAAATACTTAATGTCGAAGTTTGTTCATTTCATGAATACATTTATTTTAGTTCCACCGCAACGATTAATAAATGATGTGATTAAAGCTATAAACAAAATCATTGAAGGTATTAATGCGCCTTTTAATGCATTACATAATTTAAGTATAGGTGCTTCGTTAGGTACGATTTTTGGTAAAAATATAGGATTTAGTATTCAACCATTTAAACCTATTATACCTTTTAATATAATACCATATTGCCCTTATTTACCTTATCAATGTATAGATGAACCGGATGGCTATAAGTCTGTATGGGGATATTCTACTCCAAAAGAATGTAAAAAGAAAACTACTAAGAAAAAGAAAAGAAAACTATCCGAATCCACGTCGGGTGTATTAAGTAATTTTATACTGGTTTTGATTATCATGTTATTTATATTATTTTATATTGGCAATCATGAAGGTATTATGAATAATATTAAATCTAATTTTATTCCCGCAACCGCTTTACCAACGGTTCCAACTACTTTACCAACTACTTTACCAACTATGCCCGCTTTACCAACGGTACCCGCTTTGCCAACGGTACCCGCTTTGCCAACGGTACCCGCTTTGCCTGCGCCATAAAAATTGAAATGAAAAAATGAATTGAATAAATGTATGAACGACTATTACTCACACTTTCCGGGACCTACCATTAGTCAAGCGATGGTTGAGTTATTGGATAAAACCGATTTAAACCACAATCCAATATGGTTAAAAAAGTTTATTCAAAATTGTATTCTTCTTGAATATGACAAATACGGTAATTTAGGTTCGCATACCGGTTGGAATGTTACAGTCAAACCCAATATTATTCAGAAAATAAAATATAAAATACAACTTCGCGAACGAAGTAAACAATTATTACGCAAGTTGTTTTACTGCTTTCAAGTATACGGCGCTATTTTAAAAATATACAAAGATGTTTATTATAAACCAGGCGGCGAATATATGAAAAGCATTCGTCCAATTTATAAAAATATCTTTAAATAATATATGATTTTATATGTGCTTTTATGTATAGTTCTTGTATTTTTTTTATTTAAAAAAGAAGGATTTAAAGAAGGAGCTGAGTCCGTAGATAACACTGAAAATGAAGTAAAACAAATGAAGGAACGTATATCTAAAATAGATGAACGAGTTAAAAAAATAGAAAAAGATATTTCTGATTTTGCGGATACATAATATATTTATATAGTATAATGAAGAAAATGATAAATAAAATGATGAATAAAATGAAAAAAATGGACGTTCAATTTACATTGATGCTTGTTTTATTACTTCTAGTATTATATTTTATATATGTTACCTTTAATTTGAGCGAAGCGTTTGAAAGCTCATGTGGTGAATTACCGCAAAAACTCAATAAAGATAAGCAACTTGTATTGTTTTATGCTGACTGGTGCGAACACTGTAAAAAAATTAAGCCCGATTGGGACGATGCCGCTAAAACGGTGGGAGATGAAAAAATGATTAAAGTAAATGTGGGAGACGGTACCGAGGAACAAAAAAAAACAATGAACGCCTATGGCATACAAGGATTCCCAACTATAATTATGTTTGAAAATGGCTCTCATAGCGGTCAATTTGAATCCAGAGACAAAAATAGTTTCTTAGAGTTTTTTTCGTAAAGGAACTAATCTTAAATTAGATAATTCACAATTCAACCTATCTAAATCTAGATGACATACAAAATATTGTTTTTCATCTAGATTCAATTCTAGAAATGCGTGAGCTATAATAGATGACCGCATATATTGCTTCTTATTTACAAGAATCACATTATAGCCTTTGTTATGATTTGGTTTATTATTTATTTCTTTCCAACGACCGGATAATAGTTTACGTTGAATCGTTCCGTCTTCGCGTACGTCTAGTTCAGTATCGCGAATCGTTATAATCATTACGCATTATTTATTATTAATTTTCATTTCAATTTTTAATATTTATATAAATGTTTCGATAATAAGGTCATAGACCAATCTTGGCCGTTCAAGTTCAATATATGCCCTTTGTCGTCATATACTTTTATAGATAATTTTTCTATGTCTACCGGTCCATGATATTCTCTAGAATATTGATTTTTATCGCTGAAAAATATAGTTTGCCCCCATATTAATGATTTTGCTTCAAACGGTATAATCGCTAATATATTAGACATATTATGTTGCTCTATCTTTATTTGTGTTTCTTTGTTTGTATCGTTTATGGATGCTTGGGTATATAATTGTTTCTTGGTTAATTTTCTATTATCATATACTTCACTCCATGGAGACAACTGGGTTCGCGATAATGTCTCTAAACATATATTTCCGCATATATCATTGTTTATATTTGTGTTATTACAAGCGTTTGAACGATAATATTTTTCGGCTTCATTTACATTTCTATAATACGTGGTTGGTTTTATATATTCTTTACCTTGACTTAATTGAACCAATGATTTATTACTCTGATTATGATTATGATCGTCTGCTGTGATAACAAAGTATTTTATAGTTGGTATAAAACTTATATATTCACTTGTTAGCGAACCGTTGGCCTCTATCGTATAAGAACTATATATTTCATCTCCCGAACATGATATATTTCTGAAACCTAATATCCAACCGAACGAGTAATTTATATGGGTATGTTCGAACGTGCTTAATTGATTATCGTAAAATGTAAGGGTTACTGATTGGTTCAATTTGTTCAATATAGTTGTTTTACCGTTTACATCATTATACGATAGTTCTATTAATTCTGTTTCGGATTTTGTTATTAAATCATCCATTTGATAATATCCGTCTTCAATATAGTGTTCGCCACTTATATCTGATATATAAACTGAATTACCTTGATTTGTCTCTATATTGTAAAAACTAAATGGAATATTTATAGCAGATACTTTTAAAGATACTGTATTATTTAAAGTATCGGTTAATTTACTACTGAATATAGTTTCGCTAGCTGGAGACAAATAAGGAACACTTTCGGGATAATTACATTGAAATAAAATAGGACGATATTGCGAATCAATCTCAGTTACTCTGGTCACCGTATTTTTATAATTTGGATTTAAATTATCTTTTACCGTATTCTTGACCAATACACTTTTCGGTTTCTCAAGCGAAGAAGCAAAACGTTCTTCTACCAACCGATTTCCCAACACATCCAATAAACTTTGGATTTGTTTGTCTCGCATTGGATATTCATTCTTGTAATATAAATATAACTTCTTCTTTACTAGTTCCACATCTTGTAAAGTAAAATCGTTGAAAAAGTTTACATTATCTAATATGTTAAACATTTTCTTTATTTCCATTAAAGTATATTGGTCTGAATTAAAATTCATTATACTTTGGTTAGATTATAAAATTGATAATTATTTTTTATAAAATATTATTCTATGGAAGAAATTCTAGAGGAAATCCGAATACTGAAAGAACGAGTTTCGGTTTTAGAAGGCCAAAAAATATCTTTATGTTACGAAACGGCTTTACCAGATATCCAGATTGAATCTATTTTAAAGTCTAAGGACGAGATTTATATTCAAATGTGTGATTATATTTTAAAATATAAGGTGATTCAATGGATAGACTCTAAACTTTATATTTCACATAAAGGAACATGGGTAAAAGGTAACCAAGAATTAAAGGATTTATTCACGTTTGTTGAAAAAAAATGGATTGGTCTATATTTAAAATTTATTGATAACGATGAACTTAGCGCCGATGAGTTCGATAAATATAATACTATCATATATGGGTTAAACTTAAATAAATCCATAACTAAGATAAAACAATATTTAAAAATAAAAGATAATATATAATGAGGGAACCGATTCTTTCAGAAGATTACTCTTACAACAATAACTTACATACTAGAGAAAGTCATAATTGTTATACTTATTTTCTTAATTTGAAAAGTCGTAAAGCTTATAATTTGTGTAAACAAAATTATAAATATGAACGTTATTGTCGAAGACCACAGCCCGGATATGCGTCCAAAATGCCGTTATTGAACCGAAAGGATTATAATTGTAATACTATGATGAATCGCACATTGAAAGATAACAAACGTATTTTTAGAGTCTCTAAACAAGCCAATTGTCCAAAAGATTTTTACAAAGGTGCGTTAGTAGTTGCGCCTAGTAGAGATTACCATTATTATCGTCTCAATGACGACGGAGTTTGGACACATAAACCAGGTTACAAGCCTAGTACAAATGTAAATTCAGATAATAGACCCATTCACGATCCCGAAGAAGCCAACCGAAATTATGGTAGTTTAAATTATAAAGACTTTTGCGGGTATTTATGTGTCCCACGTGATAGGAAAAAAAAAACTATGAAAATGTATTCACAAAGACGCGCGTAGATTTATAAAATTGAAATGAAAGGCGAAAACAAAATTATGTAAGATGACTTGTCCCGTTTGCTGTGATTCTTTTACCCAACTTACCCGCTCGGAGATTTCATGTCCGCGCCAAGAATGCCTCTTTACGTGTTGTAAGAATTGTTTGAAAACTTATTTCACAACTTCCGCCAATAGCCCACATTGTATGAATTGTAAGTTTGAATTTGAAGATACATTCATTATTGAACGTATCAATCGTACATTTTTTAAGACCGAACTTAAAAAGAAGCAAATGGATATTTTAGTACAAATCGAACAAAGTCGGATTCCGCAAACACAAGAACAAGCCAAGCAACTGTTATATCTAGAGAATCGTGAAAGAATTCGGCGAGAAGTCATATTAAAGAAACGCGATCTACAAAAAGAATATGAACTAAAAATACTACAAATGAAAGAAAATCATTGGGTATGTATGGATTCTTTAGATCAAACAATCCCACCCGCGGTTTCGAATGAAAAGGTCGAAAAATCATTTACAGTTAGGTGTCAATATGATTGTAAAGGATTTCTGTCTAGTTCGTATAAGTGTGGTATTTGTGATAAATATACTTGTTCTAAATGTTTTGACGGATTGGGTCTTTATAACAAACAACTATTTGAAGAACATGTATGCGATAAAGGTAAAGTCGAATCCGTACAAATGATTAAAAAAGAAACTCGTTCATGTCCGGTGTGTTCCACACGTATTTCTAAAATAGAAGGGTGTGACCAAATGTGGTGTACCAATTGTAACAATGCGTTTTCGTGGAAAACTGGACAAATACAAACCGGACCCGTTCATAATCCACACTATTTCGATTATCTTAAAAAACAAACCGGCGTTCAACCACGTAACCCATTGGATATTCTATGTGGTGGAATCCCAGTAAACTTATTTCATCATACATTACATTTATCGTATAGCTACAAAAAAGAAGTATCTATTATTGAAAAAAATATCGGAAATATCCAGCAAATTTGTCTCCATTTAGAACATACACGAGTTCCGTATAATTTGAACGAAAAACTGGAAGAGTTACGTATTTTATATATTTTAAATCGACTTCCCCTTGAAAAATGGAAAGAGAAAATTTATGCCGCTCATATGTTAGATAAGAAAAAAAAGTTTGAATGGGATATGTCAGACATCATTATGAATGTGGGCGGAGACTTATTACGGAATTATGAAAAAACCGTTACCGATGTACCGCCCTCCAAAGATAATATTCACTCCTTAAAAGATTATGTATTGAAGGTTATTGTGAAACAGTTTACGGAAATCATCAGTTATGTGAATGATCTTAAAATAAAAAAAGCGAATATTTTTAAGAATAAAGCAAATGTTATTGTAATGTGTATTGGAAAAGAAGTTTACACTGAAAATACATTTACAGATTATCAAGTTGTAATTTACGCGGAAAAGAAGTTATAGACGAATGTTGTAATACATATAATATAGCTTATCATTTAAATATTTTTTATAATCGTCGGCTATATCAAAGATAGAATCGCTTTCACATTTGAAATTTAGATTTGTTAGAATATTCGGATGTTTACCCACTCCTTTCATGAATAGTTTGAAGCTTTCATTATAATTAAACGATTGTAATTCCTTATATAAATTCAAAACACTACGATGGTATTCCGGTTTCATCGTATACAAAACATTAGAGATTAATATATACCATTTATAGTTTTCTTTTGGCGAAATATTGTAAAAGTTAGAAACCGGAATAAAGTTCCTTTTTTGAACACTATAAAATTCCAATAAGTATTTCACAACTTCCTCAGGTAACTCATATGTTAAAATACGCTTGACTTCTATCATCTTATAGCATTCGCGTTTATATTCTTTGTAGATAGAACAACGTTTATTTAGATGATGGTTGAAACAAAACTCGTCGCGTCTAAATTTTGCTTTTTGATAACTTTTCTCATTCCGATATGTATCACGATAAGAACGATATAGACCCACACCCGGCAAAGGCTCTTCGCGTAGTTTGATGTAATGTTTGAAGTTCATTTTGATATAAACTATTATTTTTAATTGATTTCAATTTTCATAAGGCGTTTCAAACAATCAATATGTTGGTTTGTCATTTTTTTATAGGGGAAATGGGTCATCGATTGACCACGCTTCATATGACCCTTTCCATAAAAGAGCGGTTTTTCAAATAACTCAATAAATTCTTCGTCGTCTTCTAAGTCTATACGCTTAGACCCTTTATACATATATCGATTGTAGTAATAATTACTATAAATTTTCTCGCGTTTGGCTGAAAGTTTTATGCTTATGATTCCAATACCCATTATTTTATTGATACTATTATTCATTTCTAGGACAAAATAAGGTTTGTCGTAGGATAAACTATTGGATACCTTAGTTTTAGACATATAAATACATCCACTATGGTTATTGACTTCGCGCCAACGCTCATTTTCCATATACGTTTCGTTTGTAAATCGGGTCGTCAAAATTCCGTAGTCCATATGGGATTTTGGAGACAAAATTTTATTCAATTTTATATATGCGTAAACAATTTATAATTGATTGGACCAAATATGGCTACGACCTAATGAACATAAAATTTAATTCGCATAATTTAATAATGACAACCTTTTATGTTCATAAAAAATACATTTAGAATCTCTGCCGTTTAACAAATGGAATCGACCTACATGGAAAAACATTCATTGTAAAACTCGTATCCAATGGATGAATTATGTAAAATTGGAACCCGTAAAAAAATATTTCTAAAGTTGAAATCTAACAAAAAACACGCCGGATTTGGCTTGTATTTAAACTACATAATGGAACCAAAGAAAAACATATACAATTTGTCTCTGAAATCATTGTTTAAAAATAATGAAGATGTTGATTGGTTTCATGTCAAAGGGATTCAGCAAAAATAGCGGAATGGTCGGATACCGAACACATTTTTACAATTTTAGTTTTTTTATAGTTGGTTACTAAATTACTTGCCATAAAATCTAATCGGCCGTCTTGTAGAAACGATAGTTTTCGGGTAAATCGTTTAGCTAGTTTTTTCATAATTCCCTTTTCATGTATACACGAAAAAGTATGCGTATTTATATGTTTACAATCACGACAAACATCTTTTAATTCGCCGTATTTTGTTATCGGATTATCTATTAATTTTATTAAATCATTTGACCTATAATTCGTATCACCACCTATAATAATACCACACGTTTCCATATTTAGTTTTTTTAAAGAATCGTTCAATAACTTAGATAATTGTTTTTATGAAACCCAGGGTGATAATACGAACTATATGCGTGTAAATGACAATTAATGACACATAATGATTTATTTTCGTATTCTAATAAAATCATCATATTCTTTTTTTTACGACCTTTTGTATATAACGTTTCGAATATATGCGGTGGTTCGTATAATAATTCTATACCATAAGCCTTCTTCAGTTTGAATGTATCGTCAAATATAATAGCTACTCTATCTTTTGATTTATATACATAATGTCGGGGTCCTTTATTCAGTTCCACTATAAATTCTTTACCTTCTTTTTCTTTCCATTCTTGTATTAATATTATATCCATTTCTTTGAATTTATTCAATTGAGATGAAGTCATATTATCAATGGCTACAAAATCTTCTATATTAAATGTACAATATTTCATATAGTATTTAGATATAATTCTACGTCACAATACCGCGGATCCGGTAAATAATCAAATATGTATTTTTCATAAAAGTTCATTCGAATAGTAAATGATTTTATTATGGTTTGGACGATGGGTTTATCTAGAAAATCATATATTTTTTCTAAGTCTTCGCCTACAAAGATATAGATGTCGCGCCCATAAAGTCCGTAGTTACCTTCTATATCTTTGAATGGAATCGGTTTTAATTTATTGGCTAATATGATTTTAGGCACCTTATAATATGCTCCTGGAATATCACTATGAAATCCATTTATGGTTTTGGTTATAGAGGTGATTGAAAATGGACCTGTAGATGTCTCTATCTTTTTTTTTGTATTTGCTACTTTAATTGGAGACAAACGTGGTAAATGTTTTACATATTCTAAGCTTCGTTTCAATAAACTTATGTTTTTGGTCGGTATACATGCTCCTAGTGGAAAATCTATAAATTGGGTTTTGTCCCATATATTAAGCGATGGCGTAAATGTATTTTGAAAGATAACATAACATACCGGAGTTTGACATTTATAATTAAATAATTTATTGCTTTCCACACAATCATACGTTTTTAAATAAAGTATTTTTCGGCTGGTGAGTTCATAATATATGTTTTCTTTATCCGGTTTTAGCCATATACATGGAATAATAAATGCTCCATAACCATTGGGTTTTATATGTTTGAGACAACGCTTTAACATAAGCGGCCAAATGGTTTTACTTTTTTTCGTTTGTTTACTACATGGTGTATGAACTACTCCGTGATTGAATGGTAAATTACCTAATATAATATCATATTGATTTAAGGATTGGTCAAAAAAATCGCCGTGAACTATAGGAGGTGGGTGTTTATATATAATATCACATCCATTATATGTGGTCTTGGATTTAAATGGATATAATTTCTGAAAAATACCCGGACCTACACCAGGTTCATAGAGCTCAATATGGTCATATGGTTCTAATAAGTATTTTAAATGACTATATATTTCTTCGACCAATTGAGGCGGACTATGAACTTCACCATTTGGATTCATAAATATATATATATATATATAATGGCCGCAGAAAATCTTGATGTAAATTTTTATCCAATCATAAGCAGAGTATATAGTATGTTAAACTCTCATTATGATGATAGTATAAGAATGATTAATAGTAAAATTCCGAATATGGTTGACCCATATCCAGGTACTACCACAATAAATACCCCGCATTTAAAATTTAATTCGGTGATTCTTCATAATTTTAAACAAAAAGACAAACTTACATTGAATACTCGTCTTAGGATTAATGAGTATTTTAGCGATCATTATCCTGTACAAGGTGCTTCGATAGTAAATGGTCAACCGATTGCTTTAAAAACGTTTAATTTATTAAGATATGGTAAACTTTTCAAGGATCGCGATATGGAACTACGTTCCCCGACAGTGGATGTAGCTAACACTATGGCCTACGTGAATCAAAAAATAGAGAGCCAAGTTGCTATATGTTTACATTATTTAAGAGGTCCAAATCAGAGAGTATTAGCATTACAAGAATGTGATTTTGTAGTATTTAGTAAAATAAAATCCGTGGCAAATACAATCGGCTATAATTGTTTGTTTATTCCAAGACAAATTGATATTAGAGTATTAACACCAGATTCAGATAAACCCGTAAATTATATAGATGGAAAACCAAATCCTTTTATTAACACACACGGATGTGCTATATTTACTAAAATCACTGGTGGATCAATAACAACCAATATGGATGATATATCGGATGAACCATTAGAAGTTAAAGGACATTATGGTGGGAATGATATATTTTATCATCGTGTTTTGAATACAAGGACCGCCTACATTTTGAATCAAGTGGATAGAGTAGGATTTATATCAGTTCATTATGAAAAATATGATACAACTATAATGAATATCGTTGAACGTTTATTTGTTAAATATCCCAACATAGAGGAATTATTCATATTAGGCGATTTTAATAGAAATATTAAACCTCTACTTGACTCTTATGATAATAAATGTAACATCATCGAAAGTGGTAATATAGACCATATTATATCCATAACCAGAGCTAATTTTGACGGACCACCGCTACCACATCCACCTATACCACCTCCACCTATACCACCAGAAGGACCACTTAGGGATATACCCCCAGGAATAGTACGTGGTTATCCACCTGAACCGCCACAAGTACCAAGACCACCAAGACAGCAAGGAACCGGAAGCAGTTTGTCAACTCTTGTGATGCGGTCGAATCGGAATAATACGTTAACTAGACGTCCGTTAAAACTTAATCCAAAAACTAGTAAACGGGCAAACGGTCAAGGCGGAAAACCGCGAAAAAAACGTAGAACCAAACGTAGAAGAAAACATTAATAATATGTATCTTCCAATAATTGGTCGCATTCGAATAACCTAAGTTGATTATAAATATCATACATTATAATCAATACAATTAGAATGTACATAATCATATATATAATTTGTATTTAATATATAATGAGTCAATTAAATATGTTTTCTATAGAATCCATTGATACTTATAATAAGTTCAAGCTTCAAGACGGAAATTTATACATGAATAATTCACGAGTCGGTATTGAAGAATTTCATAGCGGTAAAAATATAGAGATTTCTAACCATATGTTTAATCTGGCGGACAATGTAAACATCAGTGGGGATATGACTGTGGATGGAATTATTTACGCAAATCAATTAGCTATGGATTATTTTGAAGTACCGGATGCTAAAATAGACCAGTTGGACAATACCGATATTTCTACCGAGAATATACACTCTAATAATTTGTTCATAGAGACAAATGGGTTTACCCTGGATGCCGATGATGTGTTTATTGATACAAATGATATATGTATGAATTCGCGATATATTACTATATGTGCTGATGATATTCATATAAATGATGGGTTTCGTATACAGAAATATGCTAATTTTACTATATCAGGAGAACCGTTTAATACAGATTTGATAACTATAAAAAATCTATATGTAACCGATAACATTATAGTACCAGATAATAAAACACAAGGAACTACAATTCAAGGGTCACTTACTGCTGAAAACGATATTATCGTAGAAGGGGTTTTATATTCAAATTATAGAATAGAGGCGAATGGGTCAAATTCATTGGTTGGAACCAACACTATATCTGGTGAAAATACGTTGTCCGGTTCTACCACTATTGATAATTTACAATTAACCAACGGTATCGTTCACGACCTATCGGTTTCAAGTTTGAATGTTACTTCGGCGTGTGATATGTTTATTGAAAATGGTAACACATTTCGTATTCGCAATGCTTATGAGATATCTATGGTAAATATATACGATTGGTTACCGGATTCATCCAATAACTTATATTACAATGACGGAAATATAGTCATTGGAAGTATATTGAACTCATTTGATGCGTCGCTCAATGTATTTGGGCCGGTGGATATTGTGGGAACTATGAATGTTAATGGAAATGTAGATATTGTTGGAGAATTGGATGTTACAGTTATGTATAGTGGAGGTTCCACATATGGTTCTGATATTCGTTTAAAATCTAATATAAGTGATTTGACCAATGGATTGGATATTATACGGAAAATAAAGCCTAAATTATATGACAAAAAGTGCGGGTCTGGTCATATAAGAGAATCGGGGGTGATTGCCCAAGATATTTTGGAAATAGATGAACTGAACTATTTGGTTAGCGAACATAAAGGCATGTATGGATTGAATTATAATTCGCTTCATATGTATTCGCTATTGGCCATTCAAGAACTGGATAGCAAA